AGAGTCCATTGTCATCCTCTTGTAACTTACTGAATACTCCGATCTGTTTCTCCCAGTCATGATGTCTTAAGAATGCAATCTTACGATTTGATGCAGCCTGCGGTCCTCTCTCCTGGATGGACTTTTTAAACGCACCCTTTTGGATCACATCATTATCAGAGTCTACATTACCAAACTTTGCCAAATAGACAGCAACCTCCCTTTTGGAGGAGTCCATGTCTTTAATTTCAAAGCCGCTTTTTATCTCATATTTACTCATACTCTTTGTATTATCTGTCCATGCTGTTTGACATATTGCAAACCTTTGCTCACTGTCATACTCACTGTTCATACTCTCATCACTCATGCAACGTCCAATGAACTGCTCCTCATTCTCTTCTCCTGTTGGCTTAGGTATTGGCATTTGTTATTGGATTAGTTATCATTGAATTTGCTGTTACAGGATCATAACCATAGTAGTTAACCAATGTATTTACAGCTGTTTGTCTATCCATTTGACCACTACTTACAGCGGCATTGAGTCCTATGATACCATCCAAACCTCCGACTGTTCCCTTGAGATTAGTCTGAGCCTGTGCCAATGCAGCTGCCTGAGCCTCTGTTCTATCTTGTTTCTGTAACTCGATATCAAACTCCTCTGCATATTGCTGTTGAGTGATCACTCCATCTCTAAGCATAACTGACCATGTGTCAACCTTTGTCTTCTCTGCCTGAGCTTTTACCTGCTCATCATCTTGAAGTATTGGCAGATGTTGGAAGTTAGCCTGTAGATAGTACTCACCTTGCAATCCCCATTGAGCTATCATTGAATCATACATCTGTTGAGTCTCTGGAATGATTGTATCAGTGTAAGCCATACGAATTGAATCCCTCACATTGCTGAATGTCGCACCCTTTTCACTTGAGAATAGGTTGTAATTCAATCCAAATGCATCAATGATTGCCAACTTATCCTCTGTTAACTCCTCAAATAACATGAGGTCTCTTGTTGGATAAGACATCGGTTGCCAGTTCACATTGGACTCAGTGATTATTAACTCATCTTTTTGACGTCTATACCAGTCTTTTTGTATCTTTTGTCTCTCCTCTGGTGTCATTGGAATAGCTCCTCCCATGTCATTACTCTGAGCAGATAAGATACCAATAGCCCCTAAGTTCTCAAGTAATACATTACGCTTGTTATAACTGGCCATGATGTTTGACAGTGGTAATCTGAGTGAGTCAATCCGAGATATGGTCGAACTATATTCATACCATCTGCAGTTGTGAGGTATATTGAGTCCTCTAATTGAATTGTCTCTTTGGAACCGTCATCATAAGTGAAAACAAACGAATCAATGAGGTCATTAATCTCCATTTGCTTTAATTTCTTACCACTTAGATTGATTTTTATCTTATTGTTTGGCAGTGTTATGATTAAATTACGCTGTCCAAAGGACCTCACAGGGCAGTAAGCAACCACATTCGAGTACAAAGCATCCTGTACACTCATTGAATAGACTACATCGGACCATGATTGAACTCCATTAGGCTTAGTGATGAGGTCATTAATCCAGTGATCAGTGACTAAGTTACCATCTTTATCAAATAATGTTGGCACATTAGAGCTCATCATAGTGGCTCTCTTGTTAATAACTGACCTAAGTTCTGGAATATCAATGAATAATCTCCATGCATCCCCAGTATCAAGCCAAACAGCCTCTTTTTTACCCCATATCTGCACTGCAGGCGGGAATATTTGACGTGTTAAGTTACGATAACGGTCTGTATTAGCGTAATTATCAACGAATGCACTAAGAAAATTAAATGCCATTCAATATTGTTTTGGCAAATGTAATCATTATTTTAATACAAAAAAGGGGGTTTGAATTATGCCAGCTGTCTGAACATGGATTGAGCAAAGATGGATAAACCAGCAAGGCAATCCGGTGCATCATCATTCTTATTCTTGCCTTCCTTGCTGAAATGGAGTACATTTTGGATAAACAACTCACATTCAGCTGTGCCATTGTTAACAAATGTAATCCTTTGCTGGATCCATACTGACTGCATGATGATACGTGTTATCTTATTCACTGAGTTATGGACCGGCAATATTCTTGTGTTGGTCATCTTTTGCAATCCCCTTGCAAACATAGCTCCCATACTATTGGACTCCACCCTGCAATAGGTAACATTCCACTCATTGAGCTTGTTGGCTATCAATGGCATGGTGATGTCAGTGTTTGACTTGTTGAATACATAATCAACCAGATAGAACTCATTATCAACCACAGCCATAACAGCGAATGCAGTGAAGTCAGCCCCGGCATCTGCCACATCACAGTAAGCAATGCACCCCTGGACCTTATCTTTGATGCTGTTGAACTCAGTTAGTGGAATAGTTTTGAGGTCATTGAACAACCTACCTTGAATATCAACAGGTGATTGCATGTACTCTGCCTCCCAGATGGAGGGCTCAGTACGTTTTTTCTTATCCAGGTACTCATCTGTGGTCATCACTGACTCACAAAATGAGCGGCCATCTATCAATGCAGGGATAACAATGGACTTATCATACATCCCATCATTCATTTGCCTGCCTATCACATCATTCAAACTCCATCGAGTACCTATGTCAATCCTCTTGCATCCACTCTCAAAGCGGCTGTCATGTGTTGCCTCCTTCCATTGGATGATGCGTTCATTCTGAGTGTCTGACAATGCCTGTTCTAATCCTGTGTAAAGGTCATCTGTTACTGCAATGTTATCTGCTCCAAACCCTATGATAGTACCTCCCACCCCTGCTCCAAAGTAACTCACTTGCTTAGCTGAATTAGTGTTCCATCCTTGAAGGTTTGCCTTATCCTCACTCAGTTGAACGTTAGGGAATACCTGTTTGAACTTATCACTCTTCACTATGTTCCTGACATCATAAGAGAACTTGAGGTATAGTGTTGCCGTGCATGCGTTACGCATTACTGACCTTGCCGGGTTCCTGCCAATGGTCCATGCACAAAACAATGAACTGACATAGGACTTACCTGCCCTTGGAGGCATGGATACACTTAAAGACTTAATCTTGTTATCCTCTATTTCTTGGAATGCCTCTGCGACACTGTGAAGAAATAACCTACTTTCAAAGAATGGTTGGTCATAGTAGAGACAAAACTCCCAAAACTCCCTACGACAAAGTTCGAGGCGTAGTATCTGTAGTATGGCGTTTTGCTTATCATTCACCTTTGAGGAGTTGTCTGATATCATCGGAGCTTAATCCAGTGAGATCCACATTGGTTTGGGTTTGTTCTATCTGTTGTGTTGGAGCTCCATAGGCACTATCTAAGACAGCCTTATAAGCATTGGTATCCTTTTGTTCAATAGCCTTATCAATCTGAGCTTGATGCATCTTTAACTCTTGGTCATTAACATCAAGTAACTCTCTCAAAATAGTACTTCTGTTGCGTGCTCCTTTGGGCTTTCCTCCAGGGTTGCCACTTTGACCTGGTTGCCATGCTGGTTTTAGGTTGTCTTCCCTTCTTGCCATAATCGGTGAAATTTCGGTGTATTTGCTCTGTAAAGATAATAAACAAATCAAAACATGTTTGCCATGAGGTAATAAAGCCCTATCAATGCCAATGCAACTATCACTCTCATAAGACTTTCAGTTGCTTTTTTAGGATCATATATCCACTTTTGAATAGTATCACAGCTCTTCCATGGCATGAAGTAAAGAACGAACTTATCTGCAAAGTAAAGTATTGCAAAGATTGGGAGTATCATGAGCCCTAATGCTACCTTGATTTTATGCCTCATTGTGTATATTTTTTACTTGATTGTATAATCTAAACTCTTGTTTCATTCCATTATCCCAAACTACATTGATAACAGTGTCAGTGTGGTCCACAATGGTGCCCAGTGGCTCATCATTGATGTAGGCTGTTTTGGTCTCAAAGTTGAATGAGTAAACATTCTTAGTCTCTTTTGAGTTCATAGTAATTGTTTATTTCGTTCTTTAGTACTCTTATTCTTTTAGCATAGTTCAATGCATCAATAGGATTACAAATATAATCAAATCCAATATCTGTTATCACATCCACCAATTTGAGGGCTGTATCCTGGTCCTTGGCTATCTTAATTATCTCAGATGTATGAATCATTTATTATCTTATTTCTAACTAAAAAATTATGTTTCATTGAGTTACTCATCGACCTTTTGAACATTCTATATTCGTACACTTTCCCATCCTTTGTCTCATGTGTTACCTTGAATAGGTTGATGTTGTCACAGAACCAACGAATCTCATATCTATTGAGCTCCTGACATCTCAGATACCTATCTTTGAAGAGTATAGAATACAGCCGCCCAAATGTCTCATTACTTACAGTAACAGCAAAAGGTTTCTGTTTTCTATGCAGGTCAATGATTAACACTTGGCTAAGGTAAGGAAAGTTATCAACATGACAAAGGGGAGTTGTGTGCTCCCCCTCATCTGTTACCATGTGACAACGCTCTCAGGTGCGAGTGACATGGGGTTTACCAGAGCAGTAGTCAGGAGAGGACTCGAACCCCTATTTATACCACCACACAACTCTGTTTATGGTTGTCGTGTACATCGACTTGCTGTGTGTGCATTACCATTCTGCCACCTGACTATAAAACCCCTTGCTGTGTGTTCATTACTTCCTAGGTTTCTGATTTGAACAAGGGGGTTGTTTTGCCGAACCTCAGTTATTAATCTTATCAAGTATGGATTGAGGGGTGTAATACTGCCCTTCAATGTCAATCATTATCTGTACTAAGTAATTCATTTCTTTATCAAATATTTAAACGCACTATCATAGAATGGAGTCCTCACCTCTTTATTATTCATGAACCTGTATAATACAGCAGGATTAACTCCCATATCCTCTGCCATGTGAATGATCTTATATCTGTTTGACAGTTGGTCTTTGAGTTCCTTTCTGAGCCACTCAGTGAATGACTCATCAAGGTTTAAGTAGACTGTCTTAGAACGGTAAGTCATCTGGCTCATCTGCTGGTTGTACACTTGTAGATGCTGGATCAACAAACTCCTTATCATGTGTAACTTTCCACACGTCCAAAGTGTTGTAATAACGTCCATTAAACTCACGTCCTCTTAGGTTGAATGATACCTCAACAACTTGAGACTTTCTTAATGGAGCAACAGCATCCATCTTATCATTGACTGCCTGGAATAATATATCCTGTGGATACTTTGGATCCAGTGTTGTGATTACAAACTCTCTCACTGAGAATCTATCTGAGATCACTTTGACCTCATTGATGAGCTTAACAGCTCCTTTGATTGTTAAATCTGACATTGTTTATATTTTATTTTAAATTGTTAATAACTTTATTTATCGAATACTATCTCATCCGGATAACACACATCAATGATTTTATCTGCTACCATGTTTGCATATTGAACTGCTAACTCATAATCTGGTTTAAAATGATCATCTGGATGTATATATTCCATGATATATTCCATTTTCTCCTTATCAAATAAGAAGGCACTCACTAATTGAGTGATGATTTGAGCTCTTGTCTCCATTGTATTATATTTTAGTTTGTTCTATAAATGTTCTATCTGTCACTGCCTTGGCATATAGGTGAGCCATTGCAGCCACTGTTGCATGATTTTCCAAGTACTCCTCTTCTAATCTTTGAGCTCCATTTGATAGCAGGCCGTTCAATGCCATCAATACAGCCTGCTGGTAAAATTCTTTTTTGTCCATGATTATTTGTTATTTAGTTCATTAATATACTTACTATAGTACTCATTACAGTAAATGAGTTTCTCTCTTATCAAGTCCTCAATCTCCTCATCACGTTCATATCTGAGCACAGTTACTCTATGATGCATTGGAATGTGATCTACTCGATGGATTGATAGGTTATCCCACTCAGTGAGTAACTCATCTGGAGTTGTGTACATGGTGTAAGCCAACTCAAATGCTGGTCTATCATATAGCCACATATAAGCTCTTCCCTGCCACTCATAGTCTGAGTTATCTCCTTCCGATGGTGTTGCCGGGAAGGTATCTAATGACCAGGATGATTTGATGTCAATGATGAGGTCATCTGTTATGATGTCACAGCATCCAGACATGTACTCATTTTCAACTCTAACTGTGTTCTTAGTGTAGTTGGTAAACCTAACGTTATTAAGCAGGTTGATACCTTCTTGCTCCCAATCAGTGCCCTTGATCATTGGCTTAGTCTTTATCTCTGTAGTGTATCCGTAAAAGTCCTGTTTAGCAATCTTACGAATCTCAGACTTTGCAGTCTCAGACAATGGCTCAGACTTACTCCTTGAGTTAGTCATGAGCTTACCTAATTGTGATGGTCTCCATTTCATAGCTGTGCCTCCTGTTCTTTAGTTAGGTTGAACTGAGCTTTCAACTTCTCAACAGTGTACTCACCGGCTGCAATCTTAGTCAATGCACCTGCAAATCTATCTGCAGATAATGTCTCTTTAACAGGCTGCTTAACTGCCTGCTCTGCCATGTGTGCATCATCATCTACTGACTGCAGACTCATACTACTTTGCAGGGTGTATCTACGAAAATAAGTTATGGCCGATCCCATCTGCTGGGGTGTTAAGTTAGTTGGTAACTCCATGCATGACTCTATCATGGTGCCTGAGTCAATGTCAATGATTTGAGTGCAGACATTATTGCCCTGGATAGGTTGTAATAATAGCAGACCATTCTCTAATAAGATTGGCTCAACAGCATCTATCAACGCATTGATGTCAGCATAGGCCTTCTTAAAGTGTGGATTTGTTGCATTCTTAGTTACCTTCCCAATGGCCAACTTTGCCCTGTGTAACTTTTGATGTAGAGTTAGGACTCCCCCTAACTCATTCAGCTCTTTGATTTTCTCAGTGGCTGTTTTGATTTCTTTTGTCATAAAGTGGTTATTATTATTTTCTACAAAGATAAGTGATTTTTGCATATATACAAATTAAAGTTATTAACATACGATTGTTAATTCCTCTCCAGTGAGTGCAAAGTATAAGTTTTGGAGCTCATGTACATATTGAATTTCTTTATACCAATCACCATACTCATTAAAATAGAAATGACAATATAAACCATCTTTTGCATCAATATCATATCCACCTATTTGAAATAAATCCTCAAATTCACTGTATTGAATGCCAAATTTTAACAACCATTCTTTGTTTATTGGTATCCCTTCAAAGCAATTTATTAGCCTCCATGACTTAGAGGAGTAGATATATTCACTTTCAATACCTTCAACCAACCATGATATTTTGTGGCCTATTCCTTTGACATAGTTACCAACTCTTAGATCATTCGATTTCAAACTCATATCTTATTTTTTTATTTGTTTTTCTAATCCTGCGTTTCTTAGCCTTGATGTAAACATCATATCTGACTAATGGGGATGGCTTTGCTTTCATATTTGTTCTATCTCTTGTTTTACCTCATTCAAATAGTTTCGTTCACTCTCACAATACTTACCTAATGAAGTGTTGATATCTGTGAATGGAAGTACTGAGATCATCTGGTCCACTGTGTTCAATGCACACTGTTTGGCTGTGCTTTTAAATAATGTATGTATTGGATGTGAGCATCCAGTCTGACTAAATGGATTGATGTGCATGGCAACCAATTGGATTGCTTTATCTTTAGGATTACTCATAATCCTAATGTAAATTTCTCATACCACTCAACAAAGCTATCAAAGTCTCTCACAATGATATACACTCCACCTGCTCTCTCAATGGCTGCTTGATATTCCTTTTGTGCATCTGACTGTCTATCCTTCCCATACTTAATCTCAATCTTAACTGACCTCCCTCTTATGGTTGAAGAAATATCTGCAGTTCCTTTGGTGCTTTGTCCAGGTGTCCATTTGCCAGGCAGCTGCTTTGTGTGGGCCATCATACCTGAGCCAACTGGTATCTTAGCTCCTTCCCTATACTGACCTTGAGATGAGATACGTTCAGCTTGACCTCCCATGAACTGTATCCATGCAATGACACATTTTGTCAAGGCATTGGCATTGTTATCATTCCATTCAGTTTTAGGGATGTATGCCTCTGGCATGTTTGGGTATTTCAGTTTCAAGCTCTCCATCATGAGGGCATTGAGTTTGTCTTTGTTAGATCGTTTCATGATATATGATATAATATGTGATTTACTTTATCTACTCCTTTGGGTTGATGTCCAAACCATTCTGGCTGGCAGTCCTCAATAATATTGAATATCTCCTGTTCCAAATCTCTAAGTCTATTAATTTCTTCCTGGTATCCCTTAATGATGTCAATATAGGATTTATTGAGTC